ATGAGGATGATGACTTGAACTATTTCACATCACTAGCTAACTAAAAGTTAATACCCGCTTCGGCGGGTATTTTTTACTAATTAGAACCACGGGCTACTCTGCGTAGTCCTTCCTCAGTAGCTATTAAGTCATAATTATATACAGTATCACTAATAACCCTATCTCCACTATTTCCATTCTTTTGTGACGATTTTGTAGAAGCGTCTGCTAACTGGAATAAAGAAGTTGATAGGTCACCGAACATATCACCAAACATAGAAAGGATCAATTCTGTTTCAGACATCTTTTCATACTTATTTAATCCAGGTTGATTTTTTGGTGTTGTATTTTCTTGACTAGGAGCACTTTTTGAATTGCTAGCAAGTTGTTGTGAGGATCCCACTTTCTTTCCACCTTCTCCAACTCCAGAAGGCTCAGCACCATATGCAGTTTCCCATGATGCAAATTTCATAGCTCCAGGATTATTCATTCTATTAGGTAATGACCCTGGTTTGAAGAATCCTTCTTGTCTAGCTTGTTCATTCAACAACGCAACTTTCTGTGCTTCCGATAAATCACTAAATTTAGTTGATGCGATTGAAACTCCTATAGCTTTTTCAAGTCCTTTTCCATAATTTTCAGTTGCATCAGGTGCCCAAGATTTAAGAGCTTCTGCAATAGTCTTTTTTGAATAAAATGGTTTTTCCCAAAGAGCTCTTTGAGCTTTAAACCCAGCTTCAGCTGATGGAAATTTAGCAAATTGATCCGAACCTTTTCCTTTTCCATCATCACTTGAGGTCAATTCCGAAACCGTAGATTTACTTGATTCAAAATTATCTGCATAGACTTTTTTGAAATCAAATTTTGCTAAATTAGAAATTCCTTTTTCTGGATTAATTTTACGCAAGGCACGTTCGTAACTACTAACTTCTTCTTTTATTTTACTTATTGTAAAACCTTTATATTTGTTTCCACCATGATATTGTAAATCATATACTATATCCTTTTCCATTTCTTCTGGAGTTGTTTTACCTCCTGTTCTCAAACTAAGATATGAAGCTAACCATTTTCTTGAATTTTTATTCGACATATCTAATGCTGCATCATCATCTTTACCAAGATTCGTATCTATCATTTGTGAACCCATTGTGATTTGAGCTTCAAGTTGTTTTGCTGCACCTTCTTTACCACCAAAGTTTTTTTCGTAATGCTCAGCTAATCTTTTGTCCTCAGCTTGATTATATTGTCCATATTTTTTTCCTGCAAGGGCACCGATTGCAGCACCCACTACAGCCCCAACTCCTAATGATGAACCAATAACTCCACCAATAGCCGCACCAATTAACATGTATACGGTATCCTGTTGTTGATCCATCCATCTTCTAGTATAACCAATTATATCTTTACCAACTGCAATCATAACGTCACCTAGTGTTTTTGCTGCAGCCAATCCATGTGCCAGAATGGTATTGAAAGCACCTTTAACATTAGTTCCTATAAGATTAGTTGTTTCTTCTAATGATTTGGACGCTTTATTCAAGCTTGTAGTAAAAAAACTTGTATTGAATGCCTCATCTAATTTTCTGGCAAACCCTTCCATAAAAGTTTCATCTTCTTTTATACCAAAAAATTCCTTTAAACTTTTACTAATTCCATCAAATGCATCACCAAATACTGAGTAAAGATCAGTACCAATTTTTTTAAAATTAATACTTTTAGCTAAACTATAAATAACATATCCGCCAGCTATTAATCCTATTATTCCTGGTAAACCAAAACCAGTCATTGCAGTTAATCCACTTAAAAATGCACCACCAATACTGCCAATAGTTCCAATTAGTCCAGAAATTATAGCTCCACCAAGTCCAAGAACTCCTCCCCCAATTGATCCTAACGTATCTGTAATTCCACCAAACATTCCAGATTTTGCTGCTGGACCACTAGTTGATGGAGCTATAGATGGATTAGGTTCTGGTGTTAAAGACTTACCATAATTTACTCGGGTTTTTGGTTTTAGTCCTTGTTTCTTTGCCATCATCTGAATATTCTGTCTCATGATATTCATGTCTTTTGCAATAATAGGTAAGAACATAGAATTCTTAGCCATTATTCTAGAACTTGCAGCTTGTGCTGTAGCAGACTTAGATTGTATTGAAGGACCTTTTGGGCCAGCATATTTGTAAGATTTTCCAAATTGCTTTTCTAAAATAGCTCCTAATATTCCAGATTTAGGAAGCATATTTCTTACGTCACGTTTTTCTTTTTGCGACTCAGAAATTGCTGTACCTAAGCTGGATATTGCTCCTTTACCGGAGTTCAATTCTTGACGAAATATAGTTTCAAATCTTGATGTTGGTCTTTTAGCCATTATCGCTTTCTGTTATTTTTTTCTGCTTCCATTTTTTGTTTTTCTGCTTCTAAGAAATTAACCAATAGAGTTAAGTATATTTCTCTTTCCCACGGAATCATATTTTCCAATTCTGTTAAACTATATTTGTGATGCTGCATTAGTGAAAAGTTAGTTTGGTAGTAATTGGAAAGACTATCATGAGAAAGAGTTAACCGAAAAAACTTTGTACACCTTCTAAATTTATCTTTTCTTCAAATCCACACTTAGAACAATTAAAATCTAATTCTTTTGATATTTTAGGCATAGTATCAAAGAACGCTTTTATTTTTTCTAAGTGTTGCTGTTGCATACTATCAATAAATTCATTTATCTCATCTTTTTCTAAATCTTTTACATAGTAGATATTATCTTTATCAAAAATATAGTCTATGCATTTTATAATAAGTTCAAAAAGAATTTCTTCCTCACTCTTTCCCTGAAACTTTTGCATAATTTCAAAGCTAGGATACTTCATAACAATACCTAAATTATCAGTTATCATTATTTTGTTGGTGTGTTCTTCACCAAATTTTGGATTAATCTCAAGTACATTAATATCAAATTTTTGTGAACCTGGGCAAAGGTTTTGATTTCCTTCAGTATCAATAGATAAAACATTGTTACATTTATATGTAACATTTACCACTTCTCCTACTGACCTTGCACGAAGGTTTAGAAATAAAAACTCCAAATCAAATACAGGTAATGAATCAATATCTAATTCTGAAATTAGGCAATTTTTTAATGCCTGTTTGATTGAACTGATTACTTCCTCTATTTCCGATGACTGTGATGCCATCAAAAGTAATTTTTGTTCCTTTACTAGGAATGGTCTAAATTTTACTATTTGATTATTCGATGGTAATGTTGCTTCATAAATCGGCACATCAATTTTTGGTAAAGCCATAAAAACTCCTTAATAATTATCTATTAAATAAACCAGTAAACGCATTTTGTACTTCTCCGATAGCTCTTGCTCCCAGAACTCCACCTACAGCTGCAGCGATTTCATTGCCATCATATTTTCCGTCATATATTGTTCTATATTTGTGATATGAAAACTGAACTGTTAATCTATGTAGGTTATCATCTGACCAAGAAAGTTGTTGTGATGATATACCAGTAGGATATGCATCCATTAATTCTACGGAATATATTTGTTTTACGAAATCATCGTATTGAATTATTTTTAGTTGGGTCATGTATCCAGACCCACTTTCACCTTTTGCAAATCTAAAATTATTTGTTTTTGGTGATCTTATTGATTCTAACCAAGCATCAAATAGTTTTCTCTCACTAAATTCATTATTACAAATGAAGGTTAAAGATATATCATTGTATACCGTTTGATTTGGAACCTTAAATGTTGGACCATATGTTTTTACGTCAGTTGTAGAATAAGACTTTCCTGGAATTTCTGTTGCTTCACATTGTAATGCTAACCATCTTGTTGCATCATTTCTCCAACTGAAACTTTGATCTGCTCCTCTTTTTTTATCGTCTCCAAATGGTGCGGTAGATTCACCTCGTGCTATTGAACCTATAACTTCATTTGGAAAATTCAATAAATTTGAAAGAAAGTTATCCTCAAATCTTTTACTAAGATATAGTGGAATTGGAATTATAACTTGAAAACGACTAGACTTTGCCGGACCACCTTTTGCCTTAATGTTGGCAAGAAATAGATTTGGTGAAAATGACATTAGAATTTTTCCTCTGATTCTGCGAATACTTGATTTTTAGATGCCTTTGCAAAGTTCTCCATTGGTAACAATGCAGCAATATCCCATTCGTTTGCATCGATTTGTACGAATTTGGATTGAATGTGTTTATACAAATATTTCTTTAGACAAGGAGTGTGTTCGTATATTCTTGAAGTGTTTTTAAGGTAATGGTAATTTACTCTTAATCTGGTACTTGCATCATAACGGTTGTTCGTATTTGTTTCACTCAACTTGTCTAAAAATATTAATCTTTGTTTCGGGCGAATGTAATGCAAATTTAATCCAAGGAATCCATCGCCATGTTCTTCAATAGGTATGACCAAAGGAAACTTGTCATAGTATTTCATAAACTCTTTAGTCTTTGGATCGTAATAATAAAAGTACATATTACCTACAATTGAACTATCCCTCAGTCTAGGTCTATCTTCCATCAGTCTAGTCCTTGACGGATTTAGACTTTTGATTTTAGATTGTAACCACGCACGAGCTTTATCAGTACGAGGTGCCAATCCCTCATTTCTTAAAGACTTTTCTATTCGATTTATTAAGTATGCCATTGTCTATTTATCTCACAAACCAAGGTGTTTCTCAGTTATGATTTTAAATTCCCACCCATTGTCTTTACAGAATTCAGTAGCAGCTTTCCATTTACATTGGTTGATAACGTAGGTCATAGATTCCTGAATGTACTTTTTAGTCTGCCGTTTCTGCTCAGGTTTCTTGGTTTGAATCTCAGGTTTGACTTCAATCACATACGTCATGACGGTACCATCTTTACGTTTCATCTTTGCCACAAAGTCTGGAAAATAACGATGTTTCTTATTGTCAATTGGGTTGTAGTATGGTATAATAAGCTCTTCGGACGCCCACCAGATTACCTCCGGATGGTCGTCTAGATACTTCATTACACGTAGTTCCCACAGAGAACGGTAAATGACATTATTTGCATTTCCGTTGTATTTTGTAGGGTTCTTGGGTTTAAATGTTCCTTTGTATGACATAAATACTATCTAGTTAATCTCTCAAGGCAACCCTATGCAATTCAATTTTTTTGACGTACAATATAATACAGAGGAAATCACTAAACCTATTCCCTCTAGTATTAATAACGACAGATTTAATACTAGACGTTATCCCATAGATTTAGGAAATGTAGATAAAGGACATTACGTTTTCTTTACTATCTATCAGCAGATTAGATCCTCATCTGCAACAAGAACTCCGTTGGCACATATGGAACGTGGGCAAGTTGGAAATCAAACAGCAACCACTAGACAAGTTTTGTCAAAAGAAGGAGTGGTTAATACAGGAACAGTAGTGGGATATGGGCAAGAAATAGTTGAAGGTGTGGTTAATACAATTTGGTCTGGAGCACAAAACTTTGCATCTAAACCAGAATTTGCGGAACTTGTAAAAAGAAATAAAGCTGCATTTACGGCAGTATCAGATACAGTAAATTCCGGAGTCAATGCATTTAAATCGACTACACGAATTGAATCTGTAACTGGTGAAAACTTGTTTAATCAAGTTGAATTGATAAAAGATGCTATTGCTTTGTATATGCCAGACACCCTAGCATTTTCAAGCAGTCAAAACTATTCGGATGTATCTATGTCTGATATTGGATTAGGGTTGGTTGGGGTTTCTGCTTTAAATAGTTTAAAGTCAGGTGGACTAACAAAAGAAAATATAGCAAAAACTATTGGTGGAAATATCAGTCCGTTTTTATATGCCGGATTAAAAAAACAATTGGGATCAGCTGGAACTAATTTGTTTACGGCATTTACTGGTCAAGTGATGAATCCTCAACTTGAACTGTTATACACAAGTCCAAGTTTTAGAGAATTTAGTTTTGATTTTGCATTTTATCCAAGAAGTCAAAAAGAAGCAAGAGATGTGTTTGACATTATAGAGTTATTCAGATTCCACTCTGCACCAGAAATAAAAACTGGAGAAGCCGGTTTCTTTCTATATCCTCCATCACTTTTTGATGTTGAGTTTAGATATGGATCTACAGAAAACGTAAACTTACCAAAATTATCTAGTTGCGTATTGACTAGGGTGGATGTTGACTATGCACCAAATGGATTTGCTGCGTATGAGACTGGAGAACCTCGTGAAACAAAATTAACTTCCGAGTTAGGTGGAACGGGAACTCCTGTTGCAACAAGAATGACTTTACATTTTAAAGAAACTATTATTCAATCT